TTATTGGTCGGATTCCTTTTTGTGCGTGTATTCCTGTAATATATAAGTGGTGAAGATCGGGAACATCATCATCCCCAGCGTGGGCAGCAGGATGGTGATGACCTTGCCGATGGCCGTGACGGCGAATATTTCGGCACCGACGGTCGTGACGTTCATCCAGGCCCACCACAGGGCGTTCCCGAAGCCGTGGAGCTTGTCGTTGACGAGTATTTCGTAGTCGTAGAAGACGAGTGCCGAGATGTAGGTGAAGACTACGACCGTGAAGATGTAGGCCGTGAATAGCTGGCGGATCTTGTTGTCCACGAGCCATCGCACGACCACGTAGAGCGCCAGGAACGCCCGCATGAGCGGCATCACCCCGATCAGCATGGCCCAGTAGCGGGGTAGGTCTGCGCCGCTCCAGTCGAGGATGTTCAGGTAGGGGATCGAGATCAGGAAGAACAGGATGTTCCGCCCGAAGAAGCGCCCTTTATGCCCGGCTGCCGCCCAGCGTACGAAGAAATCGCACAGGAAAAGGATGCAGACCGCCAGCTGCACGGTCAGGTAGGTATGCGAAAAGCGGGTGTGGTCTCCGCCGATGATTTCCCACGAGACCGCGACGAGCAGGACTACGCCGGCGATTACCTTGAGTATGCTCAGGGAATTGGTAATTTCGTTGCGTGATGTATCTGTCAGCGACATGTCGTTCTGTTTGCCCACAGGCGGGGCAAAATCGGTGCCAAAGCCCCGGACTGCGAATTTTCCGGTGATTTTTTGCCGAAAGATTTTGCACGAATGAAAAATTCTATTACCTTTGCACTCGCTTTAATGCAATGGCGGGTTAGCTCAGCTGGTTAGAGCGCATGATTCATAATCATGAGGTCCCGAGTTCAAGTCTCGGACCCGCTACAAAATGTAAAAGGTTTAAAACGAGTTTATTATGAAACTCTTTTTAGACCTTTTGTTCGTGTATACCCGTTCATACTACCGTAGTTTCCCCTAAATAACGCGACAAAATGATGCGTTCAAATGACATTTTGGTGCGGGGAAGTGCAAAAATGCGTGAAAAATTTAAACCCATTTTACACCATGGCTACCGTTAGTATTTATTATGACATGCGCTATAAGAGCGCATCAGACAAAAACCAACTCTACTATCGGGTAAATCTTCCCGGCAGTCGTAATTTCAACATCAAAACCGGGCTATCCATTCCGTCGGAATGGTGGGACGGATACGAAATTGTCAAAGCTCCCCAGCGCGATAAGATGAATCGAATTCTGCGTGCTGGACGTACCAATGTGGAAGAAGCATTACTGACCGTGCAGCTTTCGGTAGGTCTGCGACTCAAAACCTCGGAAATCCGTGCCCGTATACAGGCCATTCTCGACGGTAATGAATACAAGGACCAGGATGCAATGACATTCAACAGATTCTTTGTGCAATTCATTGATCGGAAAGATCGGGAAAACACGGCGAATACATATCGTCATACTTTATCCAAAATCAACCGATTCGCCGAGGCATCCGGCCGACCCGGCGATTGGGGATTCGAAGAAATAACGCTCGACTGGCTCAATCGGTTCGAACGCTACCTGAAAACCCAACATCTCGACAGCAAAGGAAAATCCATCGAGGGGGTTCGCCAACTCAAGACCAATGGCATAGCAATTCATTTCCGAAATATTCGGGCCGTCATAAATGCGGCGATCGACGAAGAATTGACTACACTCTATCCTTTTCGCCGATTTAAGATCAAGCATGAGGAAACGGCCAAGCGCTCGTTATCAGTCGAAGCATTACGTACGCTTCGCGACTATAAATGTGAGCCACACCAAAAAAAATATCGAGATCTATTTTTATTGACATTCTACCTGCTCGGCATCAACCCGGTCGATCTGTTTTCTTTGACGGAGATTCTCGACGGCCGCATAGAGTATCGCCGATCCAAGACCGGGCACCTATTCTCTATCAAGTTAGAACCCGAAGCGCAGGAGATCATAGACCGATATCGAGGGGAAAAGCATCTTCTCGACGTACTCGACACATATCAGGATTACAAGGATTTTGCGCACCGCATGAACAATAACTTAAAATCAATCGGAACAGTCGAAAGAAAAGGACTCGGAGGAAAGAAGCACCGGGCACCACTGTTTCCAAAGTTGTCGATCTACTGGGCGCGGCATACTTGGGCTACCATTGCCGCAGAGTTAGATATTCCCGACGAAACGATTTCGATGGCACTGGGGCATGCAGGTGCAAACCGAACTACGAATATTTATATCAACCGTAATCAGAAAAAAGTAGACGAGGCTAACCGTCGTGTAATCGACTATTTCTTTGGAATGCTCTAATAAAGAATAAAAAACGCCCGATTTTTTAATCAGACGTTTAATAAAACTACTTTTTGGGTGTCTCAAGAGTCTTTTCTTTCGGTGTCTTTTCTTTCTTGGTTTCCTTGTTCTGGAGAATCTTTGTATGAGCCTGCAGGGAGGCAAGAATGTCGTCGACCTCTTTTTCCAAACTTTTTAATTGTAGGGCCAAGTCATCGACTTCAGTTTTGATAGCCTTACGAATTGTGCTTACCTTATGTTTGGTGATGTAGAAGTAGACAACAAAATTCAGGTAAGGCCACAGCACCATCGGAATTACCATGTATTTATATAAAACCGCAATAAAATTACTATCCAAAAATATGTATGCAACCAGACCTATTACAACTGAAAAAACAAATGCGCCGATGAACCAGTTGACAGCATGTTTTTTCGAGCCATAATCCAAGTATTTTATCGGCTTGTCAAAACACCAACCTCCAAAAATAAAGAGAAAAGTACAAATGCACATTGCGCATAAGAACGCTTCCAGCAGGGATCTGCTGACGATGCTTTCAACGCCCATAGAGAACATCAGGACCACGCAGTAGAGAAAGAGCCACAAGCATATGGACGAAAATGACCGGCCCAGACATAATTCATCAGCGTTAGTGTTGACTGCCGATTTCCTTGCCGTTACAGTAACATAAAACTTACCACATCTGACATTCAGCTCTTCAGCATATTCGAAAGCGCTGATTTCGCCGATCTTGAATTCCGGAGGTACAGTTTCCAACTTCTTCGATTTGTCAACAAAATCAGCGAATCTTGTAAAGGATTGTTCGATTAAGGCGGGCAGGTTGAATATCGTATGGGAAAGGAGCGTTGTATAGGACTTTGTGTACTCCACCGCTACGAAAACGACGGTAATACCTGCAGAGAATTGGATTAGGGTTGCGTAGTCTAAAATATCCATAAGGTTCTACTTTAGATTAAACAAATCCAAAAGATCGACCGCATACCCTCTACTCTCACTAAACATTCTATCAAAAGTATTGATCAACTTTCCAGCAAACTCTTCATCGTTCATGTTGCAGTCAGCCTGATGCGTTTGGGGATTAGTTTCCACCCGATAGGCCTTGTTGTCCCCAACAGTAAAATAGATGGGTTGAGTCGGAGCTGTGTTAAACGACAATATACTGCTGGTTTTGCGAACCGTTATGTCTTTCCCTTGCTTGGCATAATAAGCCAGACGACGCATCACAGGGGATTCTTTCGCTTTTTCGGCATTAAAACCGTTGAGTAGGACTTCTACTTTTCCATTGCGTTCAATGAAATCCGACAATGCCTGAACATATGCAGGATGTGTCGACACCTCTCCAGACAGACAGCGAGCAAAAATCCGTACCCGGGAATGCGATCCGTAAAAAATGGCTGGCAGGACATCAAGGGCGCAATTTATATCCTCATTAAAAAACAATTCGTTCACGTTGTTTTTGGACAGGAAATCCAATTTTGTTTTTAATTTGCTCATACAGAAACAAGGATTGTATGCGAAGATAACTAAAATCTGAAAATTATCAAAGATTTTTACAACAAAGTTCATACCTGTAGAGCGATGTGGAAAGACTATTTTTTCAAATCTCACATATTCAAAGTATACTTCTCATACGAGGCTTCCAATAGGCACCTTATTCGGCGCTATCCACAACGGCAGGCTACAAGAATCAGCGACCATGAACCAGCCATTTGCACCGTGGGCCAACAGAAACAGCAGCCCCAAGAGGTTTTGCGGGAGCTGCCACAAGTAGAGTAGTACTGCCCATGTTGTTTTCAGAAATTTCTTCATCGATTCCGTTTTTTAAGTTCGATATAATCGGTGTAGACGATTCGCGTGTGCGGGTTCGACGACATGACCTCCTGCCGTATCGCTTTGGTTCCCCAGCGGATGAACAGGAAGCGCCGCGGCACCCGGTGTACGACCTGCCGGAGGGTATCGACACTCTCCACGCGGCATGCGACCGAGTCGCGCTCGATCAACCCCTCGACCGTCACCCACGGATCGGCCCAGCGGAACGCCCGCATCGAGTCGATAATGACCGCTCCGGCCGAGGTCGCCCGAACGACAGCTGTGTCGCGGAGTTTTGCCCGCAACTCGATGACAGTAGCCGTCGCAGTCTTGGCCGTCGATTCTACCCGGCGGAGTTTGATGCCGAGGTCGCGGATGCTCGCGGCATCTGCCGCCCGTAGCTTTTCCAACTCCGAGACGCGGAGATTCAGCACCATGTTCGACGCAGCGGCCTTGCCTGCCTTTGTCCGGTAGATTTCGACATCGGACATCAGCGCGGTCTGGTTCGATTCCAAGCGACGGCGCTCGCGCTTCTCCGAGCGGAGCCGCGCGGTCTGCAACCACAGCAGACCGCCCACGATCAGCAGCGCGAGGAATAGGTACTTTTTCATGCCTTTTCGAGCGTTTTGGAGATTTTGAGAATCAGCCCCGCATAATCCGCCGGCTTGGCCGTGCAGTATCCGCAGGCCGCAACCCGGTAGGCGAACTGGTACACGTCGTCCTTGTACGGGCGTGCGGGTGCATAGCGTTCGGTCAGCAGAATTCGGGAGTGGTCGGTCAGGCAGTCCCGGACAAAGGGATAATCGCGGAAAGCCCGGTCTACGACATATTTGTAGCGCCCGTCCGGCATCCGCGTAATGGAGTGTACTTTGGGGAATCGGTGGCCTTGCTTGTCGTCGTTGAAGTACTCGAACGTCCGCACGTATTTCACCGCCCCGCGCCACTTCTTAGTAGCGGTTATGCCGAATAGGTTGTTTCCGATGGCGGACTTCCCCCAGCCGGTTTCGAGCGCAGCCTGTGCGGCCACGAAGAGCGGGTTCAGCCCGGTTTCCTCGCATGAGGCCGCGATGTCCGGCCAGTATGTTTTCTTAAATTCTTTCGGTGTCATAGTTACTCTTTCGTTTCGTCGTAAATATCCGGGTCCGGCATGAACTCAGAGCCGCATTCTTGTCCGCCTCTGGCCGGGACGCGGGGGCTGCCGGATTGCCGCCCCGCTCTCTCCATGTACTCCAGCACCGCGGCCACGATGCCCTGCGCCTCCCGGTTCTTCAACGCCGATCCCAGCGCGGCCGCCGCATCTGCAATCTTGGCCTTTTCCTTATCCTCGGACTTTTCGTACACACTCTTCAACTCGATGAAGCCGATGAACATGGCACCCAATACCGTCAGAATCGGGATCAGCGGCACGCCGCTCCCGGTCTGCTCGTTGATCTGCCACACGGTCAGCATCTGCACCGCGTCGATGGCCGTCACCACGAAAATCAGGTTGAAATACTTGGCGATCTTCTCGACGGTCTTGCGGTAGCCGTAGGATGATCGCAACTCCCCGCGTTTGCGGGCTTTGCGGATGCCTGCCCACAAGTCGAGGAAGATCACGAACAACACGAGCAGGTAAACGATCGTGAGGATGATGAGTTGCGGACGTATCGCCGCGAAAATATGGTCTATCATGGTTCGGAAATTTCAAAAAAAGTGACGAGTAAGGTTAAGTAAATCCCCAACGAATGAGTCATAATACAACTATCTCCCGCAAAGGAATATTTGTTATCGGTCCACCCCCGTCAAAAAAATTATACATGTACTATTGTTGCTGTTTCATCGTAGTTGCGGGCTATTACTCTGAAATAGGCGCGTGCCCCCTCGGTTCGGTATTTCGCATTTCCGGTGAAGAGTACAACTCCGCCGTAAAATGAAACCTGCATCCTGAACTTTCCTGAATCTTCCTGCACTCCGACGCGATCGCCTATATTGGTGCCCTTATGCAGCTCGCCCCCCCCCACGAAAACGGGGCCGGAAATGCGCACGACCCACCTTTTCAAAAGATCAGCGACGGAAATTATCGGCATCCATCCCGCCGCATTTACCTTCGTTGCGTCGAACGGTACGGGATTGATCCGTACCGACGTCCACGCAAGCTCCTCGCGGGCGAACGTGTCCTGTACGAGCTTGAACCCCGCATTCGCGGGGCGGTTCTGCGTCTGTCCGGTTTGGAGGTTCCGGCGGTATCGCTTCTTGGCGTTTTTGTAGTGCAGGATACCCACGAAACACTGCTTCAGAATCGAATTTTTCAAGTCCGTGGCAGGCTTTGCGCAGAGCATCCTGTTCTGCACTTTCCATGTAACCGCCTGGACGGCCTCGGCACCCGTTTGATAGGGCAATGCCGTCCATTTGTTCATTTCGTCGCCGATCTTATTGCGCCCGGTGTCGGACTCATATACTACTTCACCGTCGAGCAGTACGGGGTTTACGGCCGTCAATGCCGCGGCTGTATGTCTGGGATGTTTCACCCTGCCGTTTGTCGTTATATCCCCTGCCATGACATAATATTTTGGTTGTTAAAAAAGTCGGCGAGTCCACCTAACTACAGCCCCCCATTCTGAGTTTCCTGTAATAAGTTCTCCCATCGGAATACTCCTATCTATAATTTTCCCCGCCTTAAAATCTTATAAGTGCCTTAATCTGGGCGACGCGCTACCGTAGTTCGATGCTTCGATTTTGAAATAGGACCGCGACCCTTCGATGCGCCGTTTTTTATCATCGAGGACGTACAACACGACGCCGCAGTAGAATGTGACCTTCTGTTTTATCTTCCCCTCCAGCAACTCCTCGAATTTATACTCGCCTTTGTTGCGGCCGCGATGCAGTATATACTTTCTGCCATTGACATAGCGCGCATCGTTCTCGCCCGACACCCACCGGGAAAAGAGGGTCTGCACGGGAATAACCTCCATCCAGCCCGACCACGACGACACGCCGAACGGAATCGGTGCGATCCTGATACTCGTCCATGTGACCGACGCCCCGGCATGGCTATCATCCACGAGCTTATACCCGGCATTGTTCAATCGGCTTTCCCTCAGCCCTGTTTCCGTGTTGATATGGGTTCTCGCCCTCGCATTCTTGTAATGCAGGATGCCCACGTAACAGCGGCGCAGGATCGGGTTTTCGAGGTCGCACGCTGGACGTATGCAGAGGATGCCTTCTTCGACCTTCCATGCGAGCGCCGGGATCTCGTTCGCGTCGGACGAGTAATTCAGGCCGCTCCATCTGTTTACCCCGTTTCCGACCTTGTGACGTCCCGTATCGGACTCGTACACCACTTCCCCGGCCAGCAACACGGGGTTTACCCGAGCCAACTCGGCCGCCGTATATATAGGTTGCTGAAACCGTCCTGTTATTTTTTCTTCTCCTGCCATGGCGTCAGTTCATTCCGGGGATAGTACACTGAATGATGAACGTATTCGCCTTGAACTCGTCGATCGCGGCTTTCGCGGCGGTCGTTCCGGCACCCTTCGAGTCAAACACGCTTCCGAAGTCGCTTTGGAGCTTCGTTTTCAGCGCCGAGTACTTGAGCGTGATGACGTTCGTACTTGACACCTCGATGTAGGTGTTGTCGCCTTTGTAGACATCTACCAGGTCTTGCACGGGCAGGTACTGCGGGGTGTTGTTATTCTGAAAAAGAAACTCGACGTACTTGTCGCCGACCTTCGCCCCGGTATAGGGGGTATTGGCCGTCGTTACGGTCTTAATCGACGAGCCGCGCAGCACCTGATCGAGCGGGATGTTGATCGGCACGCCGATTCTGCTGCCGTTTCGCGTGAGGTAGTAGGTCGAGGCGAACCCGCTAACCGTCGGAGCTTTCTCCGTGCTGTATTCGGGCAGGGCATCTTCCATGACGATACGCCCGGTGTAAGGGACTGCCGCCGTCGTCACGGTGCCGTCGGACTTGAACGTGATGGAAGCAGTAGCGAGGAATACCGTGCGGCCGCTGTCATCCGAAGCCATGCGGATATCGTTGATCAATCCGGTAACGGCCGAAGCGGAAACTTCGGTGATCGAAACGACTCCGCTCACAGAATCATCGATCTCCTGCACGGTGACATTTTGTGCGACGACGACGCATTTTTTGTTGGCGTTGATCGCCGCGACGATGTTTTTTGCGACCGCCCCGGCCGGGTTGAGTCCTCCGGTCGGTGGATGCAGATAAGCGTTGTAGTTGAAAGTAAACACCTCCGCTTTCTCATTCCACCCTGTTTTCTCGGCATCGGTGACGAACCGATGCGAGGCATCTTGAGTGATCATCGTTGCCGCATGGGTGGACGGGTGGACGTAGTTGTTCGCGTTGGCTGCAACGCCGTCGAGTTTTGATTTGTCCGCTTTCGACATCAGGCCGTCGGCAGAAGTTGTGGCTGGTGTTTTCTCGGCCTTATTGTCCCAGCCCGCGATCTGGGTGTCCGTTACGAGCCGATGGGTAGCATCGGCCGTGAGCTGCGCAAGTGAGGTGACATTGCCCCAGCCGAGCGCTGACCAGTTTTTCGAGCCGTCGCCGACCTTGAACTTCAGTGGCGAACTGCCCCGGATAAGTCCGTACTCACCGTCGAGCAGGACGGGATTGGCCGCAGTCCATTCGGCCTCGGTCCCTGTTGTGAATTTGATGCGTGACTTGAGCAGAATTTCCTGTACTGCCGCTAACGTTTGTTTGTCTGCCATGATATTGTGTATTTAATTATTGTTGTTGATTAAGTCAGCCGGGTTATACCCGCCGAGGATCAGACGGTCGGTTTTTTTGACGCAGTCCTGCAATGTTTCTTCGATATCCTTTTTGACTTCTTCGTTGATTTGATCTATGGTGACATATTCATCTTTGGACACGGGAATCCTCTCCTCCCCGGATATCGCCTCTTTCTGCCGAAGTTTCAATATGTCTTTGATTCGCATATCACATCAATATTATTCCACCGTTCGATATTACTTTGTTGCGGATGTCTTTCCGGGGCTCGTATTCCGGATAGCGCGCCCTGTTTTCCGAAATGTGGCGGATGGCCTTATCGAGCAAGGCATTCGCATCGTCTTTCGCCTGTTGCCGCATTTCGCTACGCTGCTTGTCCGTCGCGGTATTCCCATATTCGGAAAAGTAGGTCTGCGCCCCTTTGTCATTCAGTTTCAGAGCCAAGTCCGGAATAACTGAATACCGGACATAATAAGCCAGCGCAGGCCGGATATAATTGTCCAGCAATTCGGGGTATTTCCCGGCAACCAAAGCGTCATACAACTTGCCGAGAACCGGACGGATATACTTTTCCTGCGCAGCATCGATCTTTGTTTCCTTGATCGATATGGGTGTTATTTTCTCATTGGCCGCGAATGCCAAATCAATGACCTGCTGGGGTGTGGTTAACAACTGCATCATACATTTTTCACATTTGCGATAAAAGCCTGCTGACGTTCATCGTCGGGATCGTAATCCAGTCCGTCGGCTTTGCGCGCCTCCCACACGTACATGTAAGGCTGTCGCTGGCTTATCGGCGGACGGTTGATAATCTGTAAGGCCGAAGCGTCAAAGCCTGCGATTTCTTCGATTATGCGGTAAATCGGCTCCATAAGCTCGGCCTGCTCCGGGAGAATCACGGTGTTCAGCGCGATCTCATACTCATGCAGAATGCGATCGGCACTGAAACCGTTGGAATAATCCAAGCCACTCAGCGACCGGAACCACGAGTGAGCCACGACGATATCGGAAATTGCCTGATCGTGCAGGTCTTTCCAATCGCCCTCATTCTGTGAGGAGATCGGTATAAACTTGCTTCCCTCCGCTCCTTCCGATTCCTCCTTTATCATAAACATCACCTGTCCCGGCTTGCCGGCGAATTTCTGCTCGGCCTTGCGCACTATTTCAAGCGCTTCTTCATCACTATCAACAGCCCCGGAAAGGATCATCACGCCGGAAAGCTGATACGAATTGTCAAGCCGTGAGATGTTCCACTTATCGGTTTTGTATGCGATCGCCGAAACATTCATTCCCGCGATATACTGCGGGACGCCGTAATGCTCAAACATAGGTTCGTAGTCCTTATAGTGGATTATGGCGCGCCGGGTCCCGTCCTCCTGCGATTCAAATACCGGATAGAGCGGGAGCGTCCTTGCCTCGTTCTGCGTAAATGCCGACCAGTCGTGATGCAACAGAATGTGTCCGCTATCACTTGCCACCCGGCACTTGCTGGCATCCTGATGAAACAGCGAAAGAAACGAATGTTTCGAGTCGGTTACAACCTCAAGGAACGCATTCCCGAACAGTGATTTATCAAAGGCAAGTTTATTAAGTACCTGGCGCAGATTTTCACCTGCACCATTGGCGGCGTCAATGAAAGCCTGCAATTCCGGTTTAGACTCGGCCACAGAAAAGCCTTTGCCCGAAATGTAGTCCGCTTTGTCGTTGATGATGCGGCGGTGAGCCACAGAACAACGTGACATAGCGGCCAGTGCATACGGGAAAAGATTGTCGTTACCCCAACGCCAATATATATTGCTGCCTTTCTCCCGTCCACGGAGAGGCACGAATACGTTTGGTGTTGGCGCAACGTCGCGCACGCCTACCGCATTAATTTTTGCGGGGCGATTCTGTCGATTTCTCTTGCTCATCGTCTGCCTGTTCTACTGCCGGATGATTGATAACTTCGTACAGATACTTGAGATCACGCTGTGTACATTTCGACAGCTCGAAGCGCCCGTCACCCTTGCGGGAAATCGGCGCTGCCGTACACACAACCGCGTCCTCATAATTCTGTTTCACTCGATACTTTGCCATTATATCATTTTTTAAGAAAAGGGGGTGCAAAGGCTTACACCCCCTTTCGATTCAACTACTCCGCAGGAGTTGGAGTCAGCGCCGACTCTTCGCCGACATAGTAGCGTGCCTTTTCGGTCGTTTCGCGGCTCAGCGTGATCTCCTCGCCCGCAGCGTCGGTCAGCTTCTTGCCCGTCGTGCCCGTGGTGGCGTTCAGGCGCAACGGGCGTTCGCTTTTGAACTCTTCGTCGTAACCGACGATCTGCACCTTGCCCTTACGGCAAACAGCCGCTTCAAGGCCGCATGCAGACGCTACGGCGATTTCCTCGACGGCGTTGCGTGTTTCGGGAGTCATGCCGGGGAGCTTGAAAATCAGCTTCTGCTCCACGGACGTGATGCCGTTCTCGGTCTTGTAGTTCTCCTGAAACTCGCACTCGTCCTCCATAAACTCGTACTTTACGAAGCCTTCTCCGGCTTTCATGGTTAAGGACTTATAAGCTTCGGGATCGGCTGTGTCCATCGTTGCCGCCGTGATCGTACCTTTCTTTGCGATCAAGACTTTTACAATGCCTGCGGTCGTTTTACCGTTATCGCAGGTCTTTTTGAATCCTTTCAACATAGATTTTCGTGTTTAATATTCGATTCTGGTTTCCGTTACACGTCGGCTTCGACGGCTACCGTGAGCAGTTCCGGAAGCAGGTAGTCCGCACCGGCCATGAAGATCGCACGCTGGCGGTTCTCCATTTCGTCGGGGTTATACCACATGCGCACTTCGTTGCCGGGGAAGTCGGCCGTATTGACGGCCAGCGCCATGTTACGTTTGTCGGTGAGGATGGCGAACGACTGCGGCATTTCCGCGAACGACGAGAGGTAAGAACCGACTTTGACATCAACGATCGGGATGCCGTGCCAGTGCAGGCCCTTACGTCCCTGCTGAAGCGCAGCAAATGCCGATTCGAGGGGTTTATCCTCCAGACTCTTCTCGTAGTTCAGATAGATATCCGAGGTACACTGAATAACGAGGTTGCCCTCGTCTTTCATGGCCGTCAGACGATCGTCCGCGGCGTTCCACATACGCTCAAAGAGCGAGATGGCGGCATCGGCACCCGACATGGCCGGAATCTTCACGTTGCGAATGAAACTTTTGCCTGTATTCGCCGTGGTCTGCAGGTCGGCCTTGATGGCTTTGAGGAAGCCGTTGAACGAGGTGTAGGAGCCGCTTGCGCGCTCCGTATCGCCCAGCCACATAGTGGCGCGGATGCTCTCGGCGATAGCCTGCCGGAAAAGCGTTGTTTCGGCCTGTTCCAGCTCGGTACCAGAAAGATCATCGAGGTTTACGGCTCCGCTGTTGGTGATCAGTTCGTAGATCATGCCGAAGTAGTCCGAGGCGGAATAGCCCATTTCGGCCTTGACTTTCGACAGCCGGATCTCCTTTTGGAATCTCTTGGCCAATTCGCCACCATTCCAGCCCTTGGCGTACTTCTGCAACACATCTCCCTCACGATGCCAGAAGTTCAGCATCGTAGGTACGGGCATGTTGTACATGATTCGGACACCGAGGTCGATGGCGCTGGGGCCGGACAGCATCGGACGGAAAAAGATCGTTTCCAGCTCCCGGCCTGTGTAGGATTTGGGATTTTCAATAATTTTAGACATTTGCGTAACGTTTAGATGATTATTTGAGCTTCTTGACGTCTTCGTCGTAAGCCTTGGCGTTGCCCGACAGCTTTACCTCGTCGGTGATCGAGGGGTCTTCGATCTCTTTGGTAACCGTCGGCGCGGCTTTCCGCTTGTTAAGCTCGGCTTCGAGTTCTGCAACCCTGTTCTGTACTTCCGCCAGGTCGGTACGGGTCTGTTGATGGGCGGTCTGCTCCGTTACAAGCTGCTCCTGCAATTCCTGTTCTCGGGCGTCGCCCTGCTCCAGCGACTGGTTGAGTGTCGCAATCTGTTCCTCGGAGATTTCCACCTCCGTCGCTTCTCCCGGCGTCAATCCCAGACGGCGAAGAATTCCATGCATTGTGTTTTTGATTTTTACCATATAGTTGTGAATTGGATAATCGTCCACTACGGTACAGTTCAGTACTTCCGGTACGTTGAATACGACGTCGGCAAGACCAGCCGCGATTGCCTCGTCCGGAGAAAGCCAGCGTCCGTTACCATTGTTCTCGGCCATCAGGGTTTCAAACTCAGTCGCCGGACGTCCTGAACGGCTTGCATAGACCGCGGCGATGCGCTCGTCAGTCTTACGCAGGAGTTCAGTCCTTGCTTCAAGTTGTTCGGCATTACCCTCTGCGGCGCAAATAGCGGTATGAATCAGATAGAGGGCATTGGCTGATATTTCGCGGCATCCTTCCGATGCGGCCTGTGCGATGAGCGTTGCGGCCGATGCGGTATAGCCATAACACCGGGTCGTTTTCTTGGCTTTGAGACCCGAAATCGCATCAAGAATCAGCAGGGCGTCATTCACATCCCCACCCGTTGAGCGAATATTTATCAGCACTTCCGGAGCTTCAATCTGACGGATCAGGTCGATAGCGTTGCGGAATTTGTCATATGTCGCAACCCGGTCGCCCGGATCGTCGAACTGCCATTCTTCCGGAACGCCGATAGTTCCCTCGATGTTGATTTCAACCGAATTTCTGCGGTTGATGATTTCTATCGTATTCTTCATATTTTTGAAATTTCAATAAAAAAAGGTGGTTCGACCGAAGCCGAACCACCTCCCCATAAACACCCAGTGAGTCACACTACGACTTCACTGTATAATAGAATTACCCGCTCATTTTTCACCAATTTAGAATGACTGCTTAACTTTTATTTTCGGTTACGCCGGAGATCGGTAAAATGTTACCGGCATCTAAAATTCCGGGCGGTTATTCCCGTCCGATGCCTTACGGACACCCGGATTTCAACGGACGAAGGTGCGATTACGCAAGCGCTGACCCGAAGAGGGGCATTGCGCTTTGCCCCTCTTCGGGTCGCTTTTACGTCCGCCGAATGACGGCTGATCCGGTAGCATTTTTTTGTGAACGAGCCGGTTGCGGAACTGCAAGATCTCGGATTCTAAGCACAAGGATGCACGACTGCATGAAAAATGGGGAGGCCGAAACCAGCCTCCCCTCCGACAATGAGTTGCGTCACTCTTCTAATATACGGATTCTACCAACGATTCAACGAGAAGTTTCAGGAGTTGCTCCGCGGTCAGGGGTTGAAATGTTTTTTTGAATATACGATTCATCCTCGTCCTCATAATTTCAAAGAAACGGTTGGCTTCGTGGATCGACATCTTCTTGACCATCATTGCCATCAGCCATAGTGGAACTTCGATATAGGGCGGCTGGAAATACAGTTCCAACAGTTCGTCGGAACGATGCCTGTAATCCAGGAAACTGTTTTCACAGACGCCGTACAGCGGTAAGATGAATAACTCGTAGACATAATGATGCGTCCTGCGCAGATCGCCTTCTTCATAAAACCATACGTCGATCTTTTTGGCGCCGACCATCCGGTACGGATTATAATTATCCCTGCTCATAGTACGATAAGTTTTAATAAGATCCCCGTTCTCCTAATTAAAGTTGCTCATTTCCGAACAAATACTATTGGCTATATAATCACGTAATTCGTCGCGGGTAGAGAGTCGGCAGAACCGATATTCTGCCGGCAAACACCGGCCTTTCGAAAAGTGCTTCTGATCCAGCGAGCATGACTCCAGACAGATTGAATTCCCTTCATGTTTGTCATAAAGGCCCCATAAGGATTCCGAATCCGGACATTGAGGGTTATCGGTATGGAAAAGATATACCTCTCCGACTTTGAAAGCACATTGTTCCAACATCATTCGTTTGGTCTGTTTTTTGGTTTGTCCGGCAAAGATGGATGAAACAGGAAGCCGGCACAAGCGCATGTGGAATCAATCCAATAATTTATTTAAAAAGAAGGTTACAGGAAGAGGACGTGTATATGGCTGCCGTGAATAAATACATACGGGAGGAACTCTCTCTTTTCTCCGAAGCCTTTGCCGCTATGGCTCTTTGGATGGAGGACTATCCTCTGGAAGACCCTTTTGAGACTATTTCAAGCAGTATATATCCCACGAGCACAGCGGCAGTTCCCCTTCCCGATTCCTTGGCTAACCTTATGGCCGGGATCGTCAACCTCATGGACGAAGGCATTCGGGTGCTCGATCCCTGCTGCGGAAGCGGGGCCTTCATCCTTTCTGCGGCAAGGGTGAGCCGTGAAAGGAATTCTTCGGCAGCGACATATCCCTGATCTGCTGCCTGATGATGCTCATCAATATGTGCCTGTACGACCTTACTCTTCAAGGCTCGCATCGAAACCTGCATCGTGCCCATAGCTGTCAGCTATATCAGCCTCTCCTTCGGCAATAATGTAATTTATTTCGATCCTGAAAACGGTAAATCGCATTGCAGCCGTGCATCGGAGGGCATACTTGGCGTTCTTGCCGCCCGTCACGGTATCGAACACAAGGAGCAAACCATCGAAGATTTTCGCATGCAGGCCGGGATCGTCATCCGTCGCCTCGAAGCGGACGGTTGTATTCTCTCGTTGCGGGGATCGGTATGA